AACTAACCTGGCTAAGAAGACCCAAGCTGGCATGGCTGCCAGACGTGGTGGTGGCTTGCGTCAACTGCTTTCGCAAGAGAGACAAGACAGCGAGTTGGGCGTTACATCTAAGCTCGGAGGAATGTAATCATGCCAGACCACATGAAATCCAAGATGCAAGAAAAAGTGCATAAGGTGATGAAAGAGTATTCCACTGGAAAGCTCAAATCATCTTCTGGTCAAAAGGTCAAGTCACGCCAGCAAGCAATTGCTATTGGCATGAGCGAGGCCGAGGCAATGAAGAAGAAAAAATAAATGGCAGTGATTTACGTCACCAGAGAATCTGAAAATCAGAGCGCACAGTTTGTCGCTCTGACGCATAGAAACAATGCTGGCCTACAAATAATTTCTGGTGCTGATGCGCCAGTAATTAATGTAGATGTAAATCACCAGCGCAACCATGATGGCCGTGCGTACTTTGCGTACAAGATTGCACCAGACTCTGCGCCACTTGCAGCTGACGCCAGCATTAATATTGTTTTAGCGTCACCGTCTGGTGTATATCCACACATTACTGTTGACGGTATGTGTTTGGGCGATGCAGAGTTGTACATCTATGAAGGCACGTCTACAACTGGTGGCACAGCGTTTACGCCAGTCAACCGAAACCGTAACTACGCTGTAAGCAATCCAAGTCAAGTGGCTATGGTGATCAATCCAACAGTAACGTCTGTTGGAACTGAGATTGATGCACAGCTTATTCCTGGTGGCGCTGGTAAAAAATCTAGTGGTGGCGCAGCTGGTTCATTGGAATATGTCCTAAAGCCATTGACCAACTATCTATTTAGATTAACCAATGTAAACAGCGCTGCACACGCTGCGAGTTTAACTTTAGAGTGGTACGAATAATGGCAACCAACATGATCACAGAGGCCGAGAAAGAAATGGAAGGCGAGGGCGAATACCAATGCCCACTGGCCACCAGAGATATCAAGACCAATCTGAAAAACATCAAGACCAATCTGAAAAACAGAAACTGGGCATTTGAGAATGTCGGCTATGGGCCAGCCAATCCAGATGACGCAAAGAACAATGTGATATTTTGGATCCGCAAAACAGTGATCTGGAATACAAATGTTGATGAGGCTATGGGTATGCGCTGCGGTAACTGCGCTGCGTTTATTCAGACCACCCAAATGCTCGACTGCATTAAGGCAGGCATTGAGGCCAAGAATCCTGCAGAGGAATCTGGCTATGACGAGGACGTAATTGAAACCGCAGGCCTTGGCTTTTGCGAACTATTCCACTTTAAATGCGCCAGCGCAAGAACGTGTGATGCGTGGTTGTCTGGCGGTCCTATCACCGATGAAGAGGAGGAAGAATCTGATGAATATGAATAAAAAAATTTGGAATCAAGCTCGGCCAAAAAACTTAGGTGAGCCAAAGAAGTTGTCACCAGCCGATAAGAAGTCAGCGCAGGCCAGTGCCAAAGCAGCTGGGCGTCCATATCCCAATCTGGTCGATAACATGAATGCAGCCAAAAAGAAATGAGTAAGTACAAAGATCCAAAGGGGGGTTTGACTGAGGCAGGCAGGCGCAAGTTCGAGCGCTCTGGCGAGAGTAAGAACCTACAGCCAGGCGTCAAGGCATCTAACCCAACAGGGCAAGACGCTAGACGCAAGGGATCTTTTTTGACTCGGTTCTTTACCAACCCAAGTGGTCCACTGGTTGACAAGAAAGGTGAGCCAACCAGGCTGGCGCTGTCTGCCAATGCATGGGGTGAGCCAGTACCAAAGACCGCTGATGCAGCTGCTCGATTAGCAGCCAAAGGCAGAGCAATTCTAAAAAGATACCAAGCAAATAAGAAAGACTGATATGGCAAAAATGAGCGTAGAGCAAATCCTAAAGCGCCACAAAATAGCGCAAAACAAGAAGGATGATTTTCGTAGTCTCTATGAAGATGCTATGGAGTTCGCCCTGCCCCAGCGTAATCTCTACGGTGGAGAGTATGAGGGTAAGGTAGGTGGTAAACGCAAGATGACCAGGGTGTTTGACTCTACTGCCATCAACTCTACCCAGCGCTTTGCTAACCGTCTGCAATCTGGCATCTTCCCGCCACAGCGTAAATGGTGTCGCTTAGAGCCTGGCACTGACATACCAATGGATCGCAAGAGCCAAGCGCAGTATGCGCTGGATATGTACGCAGACAAGATGTTTGCGCTACTAAAGCAATCCAACTTTGATATCGCTATGGGCGAGTTCTTGTTGGACTTGTCTGTGGGTACTGCGGTCATGCTGGTGCAGCCTGGTGATTCGGTTAACCCCATCAACTTTATCCCTGTCCCACAGTACCTGGTCAGCTTTGAAGAAGGCGCTAATGGCCAGGTGGACAACGTCTATCGCAAGATGCGGATTAAGGGCGAGTCTATCCAGATGCAGTGGAAAGATGCGGTCATTCCCCCAGATCTGCAGCGCTTGATTGCTGATAAGCCAACAGAAGAGATAGATCTGATTGAGGCTACGGTACTAAATCTAGACCGTGGTGACTTTAGTTACTACGTGATCCATGAGAAGTCTAAGTCTGAGCTGGTGTTTCGCAAGCTCAAATCTAGCCCATGGGTGGTGAGTCGCTATATGAAGGTGGCTGGCGAGATCTATGGCCGTGGTCCAGTTCTAAGCGCCCTGCCCGACATCAAGACTCTTAACAAGGTCAAAGAGTTATTGCTCAAGAATGCAAGCCTGGCCATTACTGGTGTCTACACGGCAGCTGATGATGGTGTGCTAAACCCAGCCAATGTGAAGATCACGCCTGGGGCGATCATTCCAGTGGCCAGGAACGGTGGACCACAGGGCGAGGCGCTTAAACCGCTGCCACGTGCTGGTGACTTCAACGTCTCCCAGCTGGTAATTAATGACCTAGTTCAAGCAATCAAGCGAACACTGCTCGATGAGAGCTTGCCACCAGACAATATGTCGGCCAGATCGGCCACTGAGGTGGTAGAGCGCATGAAGGAGCTGGCTCAAAACCTTGGCTCTGCATTTGGCCGATTAATCAACGAAACCATGATCCCCTTGGTTACCAAGATCTTAGAAGTAATGGACGCCAACGGCATGATTGACTTGCCATTGAAGGTCAACGGTCTGGAGGTCAAGGTTAGCCCTGTCTCTCCATTGGCCATGGCTCAGAACATGGACGAGATCAACAACATCTTGCAGTTTATGCAGATCACTGCTGGCATGGGACCAGAAGGCCAGATGGCCATCAAGGCAGGCACTGCCATTGACTACATAGCCGACAAGTTGGGTGTGCCTATCCAGGTGCGTACCACTGGTGAAGAGCGCAAGGGAATGATGCAGCAGATGGCACAGGCTGCAGCCATGGCTGCACAACAACAGCAAGCATTACCAGCGCCAGCTGCACCAGGCGGGGCTATGGCATGAGCGGGTGGGATGACCTAGAGGCAGAGCCTGCTGCCTTTGAGCCTGATCAAGACAGGGTAGATCTGAACCTCCAGGTGGCAAAAACCTTTGCCAGTGCTGAAGGTCAAAAAGTGTTGGCGTGGCTGCGAGAGTTCTATCTTGAGCAACCGTGTTGGCAACCAGGCTCTGACAGTTCGCTGGGAATGTTCCGAGAGGGGCAAAACAGCGTTGTCAGAGATATTGAAAATCGAATCCGAAAGGCTAAACAAAGATGAGTGATGCAAATGACAACCCAGGCCTGCTGGCTAGTGCGGAGGAAAGCATAGACCAGCCGACAACCGAGGGCCAAGAGCAGACTATCAGTCACGTACAAAGTGACAAAGTAGAAGACGATACCCCGCTAGAGCGCCCTGACTTCTGGCCAGAGAAATTCTGGAACAAAGACGATCAAGCCCCAGACCTAGAGGGCATCAGTAAAAGCTATGTGGAACTAGAGAAGAAGTTCCGAGCTGGTGGCCACAAACCACCAGAGAATGGCGAGTACGACATTGGCAGTCTAGGCCTCAAAGGCGATGACCCAGTGGTCAAAAGCTATGTGGGCTGGGCGCAGAAGTACGGCATTAGCCAGCAAGCCTTTGAAGATCTGGCACGTGAGGTCACTGGCATTGGCGCTAACAACGTAGCAGAGACTCGCCAAAGCATGGCAGACGAGCTAGAAGCGCTTGGTCCCAATGCCAAGGCCATAGTGACCGACATGGCTCAATGGGGCCGTGGAATGGTTAATAAGGGCATCTGGAGCGCAGACGAGTTCACTGAGTTCACCCGCTGGGGAGACACTGCCAAAGGTATTAAGGCGCTGCAGAAGTTGCGCCAGACCTATGAGGGCAGAGTTCCCACTGAAACACTCAAGGCAGATGCTGCAGGCTCCATGTCCAAAGAAGAGTTGGATGCCATGGTGGCCAATCCTGAGTACAAAACTAACCCAAGCTACCGTTTGAAGGTAGAAAAACTCTTTGAAAAGATGTACGGTTAACGGCAAGCAGTTGCCTACTTTATAGCCAGGCCTAAAAAACCTGGCTTTTTTTTACAAAATTCATTTGCATCTATTGCTTTTTGTAATAGAATCGGCTACGTGGACAACCGCAAGGCCCGCACCAAGAGCTTGGTGTAGCTTACAAAAACACAAGTCAGGCCCAGACTTTCTGGACAACCGTTGGCGATAAACATTTCATCAACCGTTTTCTAGGAGAAAACAATGGCAGTTAGTATCTCTAATGCTTTTGTAACCCTGTTCGACACGGAAGTAAAACAAGCGTATCAAGGTGATGCTGTCTTGCGTAACACTGTCCGTTTGCGTACTGGCGTCACTGCAAGCACACACAAGTTCCCAAAGATTGGCGCAGGCGTTGCACAAGTTCGTGTACCACAGACTGACGTCACCCCACTCAATGTCACTTATTCACAAGCAACTGTCACGTTAACTGACTACATTGCTGCTGAGTACTCAGACATTTTTAACCAAGCTAAAGTTAACTTTGACGAGCGCCAAGAATTGGTGCAAGTTGTTGCTAAAGCTATTGGCCGTAGATCAGACCAATTGATCATTGACGCATTGGCAGCATCAAGCACCAGCTTGACCGTTGCTACTAGCATTGGTGGCGCTGGTACAAACTTGAACATGGCTAAATTGCGTGAAGCTGCACGTTTGCTCAACACTGCAAACGTACCCGCAGAAGATCGCTATATGTTGATCCATGCATCACAGTTGGCTAGCTTACTGTCTGAGACAGCAATCACTAGTTCTGACTTCAACACAGTCAAAGCATTGGTACAAGGTGAAATCAACACGTTTATGGGCTTTACCTTTAACGTCATTGGTGACCGCTCTGAGGGTGGTTTAACTGGTGGTGGCTCTGGTTCTACCCGCAAGGTGTATGCATATCACAAGATGGCAGTCGGCATGGCCGAGAGCATGGCAATCCGCTCTGAAATCAACTACATCCCAGAGAAAACCTCTTGGTTAGTTAGCTCGATGTTCAGTGCTGGCGCTATCGCTATCGAT